TCTTTTCTCTCTAAATTTTTTCAGAGTTTCATTTTTACCCAAAATTATTTTTTCGTTTTGGCCCTCAATAGGGTTTCCATCAGCGTCAACTAAATTTTCTTGTGAGCCTATTCCAGAACTCATAGATACTACTGTCCCACATTTTTTACAAGTTGATTGGAACTTTTCAGTAGCTTCAGTCTTATATTGCTCTAAAAATGAATTTGCTGTTTCATAATTACTTGTATTAATCAAGTTGATTATGTTATCATCAGCCTTATCAGCCTTACATAATTTGTAAAGTCTTAAAGCTTCTGTTATTCTTTCAGATAAAGCAGACTTTCCGATTACGGCTTCCGCTTTAACAACTGCTAAATCTTGTAAAGATATTAACGGCTCGGTTTTGGAATTTGTCAAATCATCAACTTCAGTTTGAAGGTTAGATTTTTCGGTTTCTAAATTGGAAACTTTACCAGTAATTTTTTCTGTTAGGTTTTCCTCGGTTAACTCTCCAGTTTTGAAACCTAATTCCAAAGCTAATTTCTTAAGCTGCTCTTTGTCCATGTTTAATTCATTTTTGTTATTTTGTTTATTTTTCAAATCATCCTTGATATTAAGATGTATGGGTATTGTTTCTTTTATATTAAACTTTTCAGATATAATATTCAATTCCTTATAGTCTATATGAGCTATATTGAACACTTTTGTTTGGTCTGCAGAAAACTGATATACTGAGTCAGCATAGCCGGGGTTTATTATCTTTCCATCTTCTCCAATTTTTTGGGCAAATACGTCAGCTCCGTGTGCTACTAATGAAGTTTCTGGGTAGCTCATAATCTCGCTAACTATAGCTCTAATCAAAACCCCATCATCATCGTACTGACCTATCTTTTCAAAAAATTCGTTTTTTTCTTCATAGTTATGTGAAGGTACCCATTTGAATCTTATACTTACCGAGTTTGAGTGTATAGATGGGGGTTCCATCATAATACCTCTAGCTATTCGTGGATTACTCTTTCCATCAATCATCATTACAAAATTTATACCAGCCGGTACTTCTATGTTATCTGATGTTTTGTATGCCTCTTGCCAAAATACCTCTTTTACAGAACCAATAGCATTACCTACTGCTGTTTCGTGGTCTATATTTATAGATTGTCCCACGAGTTTATTCATTGATTTTTTTAACACATTTTTATGTGAAAAATCAATAGGGAAATATTTAGATACGATTGTTTTACTTAAAGCTCTAAATACAGGGAAAATAAATTCGCCATCCTTAGGCTTTAAATCTTCGACATCTAAGTCTGGGTAATAAGTAGAATAATTTGGTGATGCCGTATCGAATAAACCAAATTGCATCAAGCTTTTTCTTTCGCCTGATATTTTGTCACATAATTTTTTATATTCTAGGTTATTAGGTTTGTGTCCTATTATTAAAGCGTGAGAAGAGCCTAATCTCATTTCTCCAGTTAAGTCTGTGTTAAGTATCATGTTATCTCTTTTTTGTTTCAGTGTCTTTTCTCTTGGGTTGGTTTTTCTTTTTGTCTCTACCTTTTCTGTCGGACGTATCTTTGTCGTCCTCTTTTTTCTTTTTACCTGATGAGTCTGTATTACTATTTGGCTCAGGCGGTACTACTACCCTATCAGGTTTTTGATAATCCATACTATCAGCATAAACCTCTTGTCCGATTATACCATCAACCCACAGGTTGTGTAGGACTCTTTGCTTTATCTCTCTACCTTGTTGTATTTTTAAATCATCAGTTATGGTTGATGCTTTAAATTCTACCTTGAGATTTTTGAAATTATAACCAGCCATTAATAGTTCAAGTTTATATAACTCCTCTAAGAATGTTGCTAATATCAGTTGAACATTTTTTAACTGACTTAGCATCTTGGTAAATACTATGGACAGCATCTGTTCGGTTCCCCCACCGGAAACTCCTAGAAAAGTGCTTGAGCTTTTTAAACCATTGGCAATTTGATTCTCATTTTGATTAAAAAGTTCTGGTATTCCATTTAAGTTTTTTGTGGTTGAGTGAAAAGTAAATGTATGGTCACCCTCATACCCAGCTACAACCCCTTGCTTAAATCCATGTAATACATTATTTTTAGTATCAGTTAGAAAAGATGTTAAGCGAGATTTATATGTTTCGTCTGATTCATCAGCTTGTTGTTCTGGTTTCTCGGCTAAAACTTCCAGATAACCAAGTAAACCCATTTGATTCATAATATGGTCTATGTTATCCCGCATAGCTTTTTGAGTGCTTAGGGATTTAAGAGCTGTCATAAACGGGGGTACTCCATAAGGATTATCGGTGTCCCCTATTAAACCATAGTATTTATAAGTGTTAGTATTTAATTTTATATATTGCTTATCAAAACCAAAAAAATACTTTAATAGTTGATAAGGATTATATCTACCATCTTTCTTGTTTAATTTAAACCTAATTGTTTCGGGGTCAATAATTATTATGTTATCGACATTCATAAAGTCTCTACTAGGAACAATCTCAGCTGATAGTGCTCCACCAACCCATATCTGGGCTATTAGTTTATTTATTATACCATGAATACCTGAAACACCAGAACCCCAATCATTGGAGCGGGTTTCTATATGGCTTCTCATCTTATCAACTAAATCGGGAGCTACTGAATTATCAAATTTTATTTTATGACCAGTGTTTGTTAGTTGTATTAAATCAACTAATATTGAGCCAACGTCCTCATTGTATTTATATAGCTTTCTTATAATGGGAATAGCCTCGAAACTAAATTCTGGTTTTATAACATCAGTTTCTTTTTTTATTTTATCTAAGGAATAAGAGGTCTCATTATTTCTAGGCGAGGATATTCTACCAGCCGGTATTACTACACTCTTCTTATTCGGTATGGGGTTTTCAGTTTTAATTTCTTTCCTCTTACCTCTAATTATACTTATAGCCTCATTTAATCTAATTAATATGTTTTCTTTTTTTTCCATTACTGTGGTGAAACTATTATTGATTGCTTTTTACCTTTTCTTATAAAGTTAGCTATTGCTTTACCTAATATTGCATCATCAGTATAAGTTTGCTCATCTAACTCTCCCGCGTCCCCTGAATTTCTTTTATTTTTTCCTAAAGCTACAGGTCTGTTAGTTTCATCATAAATAAATGTATAAGCTTCCTGTACAAAGAATGGGTCTTTTATTATAACCTCATCATTTCTTATATCCTGTTCGAGCTCGTCAATTATTACGGGTCTATTTTTCGACGTTGTTAACCACCCAGGTATTTTTAATAACTTTGGCTTTCTTTCTCCTTTTTCTTTTAGTATTTTAGTTGAATAATAAAGATTAGGATAGTTTAAGTTTTGTAGTTTGTTGGTTACTGCTAAACCAACATCGTTTGATTCGGGAGCAACCAAAGCTCTATTATATGTCATTCCTAATTCAAAAATTAAATCCGCTAATTTATCAGTAGAGATTTTTCCTTTATAGCATACCACCTCTTCTCCTAGTCTATCCATTATAGTAATCGAGGAATAATCTCTACTTCTACCTGTAGCAACATCACTTCCTAAATAATACAGTGATTTCTTTTTAGGTCTTTCAAATATCCTAAGAGCTCCATTTAATCTAACTTCTATTGGTATGTTTTCACTGAGTGTATCTTCTATTGCTTTAATATCAGCTAAATCAAATACTGTGTGACCAGATGTTAAAAAATCGCCATCTATTTCTTGGGCTGTTCTTCTAGGACCTAAAGAGTCTCTCATCTGGTTATACCATCTTACATCTCTTTCGGGATGCATATACCAGTACAATCTTATAGCTGTAAAATCATTTCCACCCGCTACAGCGTTAACCCATTGACCGTGATACCAGTTTCCTACTCCGAAAGGTGTGCTGTTAACTATAGCTGACCCTCCTGTTGATAGTGTTGGAAAAGCAGCAGCCCAAATTTGATTAGCCCATCTTACGATAGCCGCCTCATCAATTACTAATAATGATACGGCTTCTGAACGACCTGCGTCCTCAGTTGTAGGTATTGATGATATATTTGAGCCATTACTAAAAACCATTTCTTGAGCTGTTCCATATTCACCTCGTCTACCATTTACGACTGGTACTTGTAAGAACTCTGGTAAATTCTTATACATGTACTTTATCTTTTTCAAAACCTTTTTTGCTACTCTATCCTTTATTGATATGATAACAACAGTTTTGTTAGGATGGAACATTGCAAGCCATAAACAATACATGGATATAAGTTCAGTGATACCCGCTTGTCTAAATTTTAAAACAATGTTAAATCTATTTTTTAGGAATTGTAAAAGTACTGATTTCTGAAACGGGTATAAGTCAAATGATACTTTACCCAGAATAGGGTGTATCACTTTTATAAACTTTGAAAAATAAAAAACATCACTATAGATTTTAGTTAGTATTCTAAATTCCTCTTCATTAAGATTATATTCTACGTACTTTTCACCGAACATACTTTATTGTTAGTTTTTAGGGAATAGTCTATAACCTAATTTTATTAATGCTCGATTGTCATCTAAGTTATTTATATTAACTCTACCCTCAAAAGTTGTTCTTATTCTTTTAGATAAATCAAGTTGGTATATAAGAGAAGTTTCTACGTCTGCTCCTATAAAATTATAACCCGCATTTAAATAAATATTTGTAAAGTCGAATTTTCTCCTGAGTGATTGATTTTTAATTTGATTGTAAGATAAGTTACCGTTTAAATATATGTACTCATAATTATTGAAATCCATTGGCCAAGATGATTCTAATACCTGACCCTCTATATTTAGTGTAGATAAGTTTAGTAAATCCTTTTTCAATTCAAAGGTTATTAATTTTGAGTTATTAGGGTAAAGGGTTAAAAATTTACTATCTACATCATAATAGCTTTTTGTAACAGTGTCAGTAATCCTGATGATTGAGTCATAATATTTTTCTATAATATAAGTTGGTTTTTCTATTGTATATTCTCTTATTATTTTTGGTGGGGCATTTTTATAACTTATCAGCTCTCTCCTTAGCTCATCTAATTTATCTTCAAAGGTTTTATCTAATTTCTCAAAGTCGGTTTTGTAATCATAATTAACAATGGTAGGTTTCTCTTTTTGTCTTTTAAAACCCATGTAAGTATTATATGATAAAAGAAGTACTACCAACACCAATAAAAATAATATTGTATTTTTCATATATAAATGTTTTAATGAAACCTCTTCGCGCCCGCATAAGAGATATAAGATTAGGTAATAGATTATAATGTAGTGAGGGTATATCCCCGTTCAACTCCCAGTTCCCGTTAGGGAGTAGAACAGGGGTGAGGGGGTGTGCCCTCGCTTCACTTTATAATAGTCTTTTTGGTATATATAAGGAAGTCCTTTAAACTTGGTAAAAAGTAAATGTCATTAAAAAACAACTGATTAATACTATTTACTTATAATATGGACAAAATAGATAGTGAATTTTTTGAATTACTAAAAGATTATAAGATAGGTAAAACTTATCATCTTAAAGATATAACCTATGAAAATATGGAATTCCTTACAAATAGGTTATATATCTTTGCAAAAAGAAAATATGT